AACCGAAGGCACTTGGACAAGTGAGGGAATATTACTAATGGGTTATGAACAGATACCGATTAAACTGGCGTGGTTTTGGAACAAGGCCGACGACGTCATTGAATGGGCGCCGAGCGTCTATAAAAAGATCCAGGATCTTATCAGGCTGAAGAAGACAAAGGGGGAGACGGCTAGGTCACTTTTTTCCAACGGAAAGGGGGAGATCGTTGATGAGGTTTTCAATTTTACAAAAAATATTTCCAATGAGGAAAAGATGAAACTCAATAAGGCCTTCAATCAACTGCTGGTGGATAATAATATTGTTGCTAATGAAAAAAGGGCTCAGAGAGTTATTTCTAGTAATATGGACATACGCCGTGTGGAGGGCAGCCAAAAAACAAATCTTCCACAGCCATATGTCATCAGTGATGTTGCCAAAGGCAACTACAAAGCTGGGGCGCAGCTTCTAAGAAAAGAAAAAATGTCAAAAATCAATGTGGGAGTGGCGGCCAAGCGAACACCTTTTGAGGAATCACAGCGGGCTATGAAAAAGGTCTTAACGAATGACCGCAATAATGTCATCAAGCATTATAAAAAAATCATTCAATTGATGGATGAGAATCCGGGAATAAGCTTGGTTGAGGCGTCCGCGAAGTCAGGGGTGTATAAAGGTCCCACGGCTAATAAGTGGAAAGTGCAGTGGGAAAAATTCAAGGATACGCTTCTCAATCCATCAAAGCATTCCTATTATGAAAAGCGGGCAGGACAGCAATGGCACAAGGTGACTCTTCCCGATGATCCTGAAATAAAAGCCCTGGCATTGAAGATGCAGAAACAAGTTAAGAGGGCGCAAGATGTACAGGATGCCAAGAAACTGGCTGCGGATAAGTCACTTAAGATTTCATCAGGATTTGGGAAGTTGCCCGACATCAGCATGAGCGGGATATGGCAGACTCCTCCCGGCATGACGCAAACGAAGCTTGCCTCGATTACCCAGCGGGCAAAAACACAACTGGACAAGCTGAATTATAACTTAAAAAACAATCTCATTGGTGCGGACGACTATGCCAATCAAGCTAAAAAGCTGGAAGACAAAATAAATGAAGGCATCAAGCAGGGAGTGTCCTTTGATTTTCCTATCGAAGGGGAGCATCAAATGGAACTATGGACAAAAAAGATTTTGCAGGATGCGGGGCTCGTGGACATTGCCAAAAAATACAAGATGGCGAGCGCCATTACAACACCCGCACGTAATAAAATTAAAAGCAGACAAACGGACATTATTCAAAAAATGCTTCTTGACAAGGATGAGGCCATCAAGTCAGGAATGCCGACTAATGAATTGATCACGCTCTTTTCAGGGAAGAAAGATAAACTTGGAAAAATTATTCAAAAAGGATATGATGAGGTTATTACTGAAGCTACTAATAAACTTGATGAAATCGGCGTCAATACGGCTGTGTGGAATCCTAACAAGGGAAGAGTGGAAATATATGGAACAGCATTTGACACACCGACAAAATTAAGAGAATCTGTTAAGACATTACAGTATGAGCATGGAGGCCTGGTGAACGACATATTTGATCCAAAACATTTATACAATGGCGGTGATGCAGAATTAGAAGTCACTGTTCCTTTAGAGTATGACATTGGTACACCTGATCCGGTCTACGAGGACGTGGATGAGATAGACTACATCGAGGAACAGCAAAAAATGATGGGGAAGAAATTTAGTTATGAGGACACCGCCCAAACTCATATGAGTCCTGCGGAGAAAGTGGAGTTTTGGAAAGGCGTGCGCTTCGAGCCAATTGCCAAATGGGCACAAAAGAAAAAGAATGTACTGGAATCCAACTTAAGTGAGAACGCCAAAAGTCATTTGAAAACAATGCTCACGGTGAAGGAGTGGGAGGACATCTGGAAAGAGAAGCTGAATGAAGCACAGAAGCAGGCAACAGACAAGCCTGAATTATGGGCGAACACCCTTAAGGCAAGAAAAGAATTTTATGAAAGTGACGCGTGGAAGGAAGCGACGGCGTCCTTGTGGGAGCCACACAGAGAGGACCAACGCAACGAGATTAAAAAAGAACTGGATATGTACAATCTCAAAAAGCTGGGATTGAATGTGACGGACTTTGCCATAGACAAGGTTCTTAAATACGGAAACCCAATAGGATGGATCAGCATGGCGGGAGAGCATCTTTTTCAGAAGGAGGCGGGAACGCCTTCTGATCTTACACTGGAAGACGGAACGGCTGTCACGGATGATCTTACAATGGCTAAATTCATAGGGGAAAGAAATATTGCCAACATAGACGTCAATGAGGATGGCATTAATGATTATTTACAGTCTGCTGATATTATGAAAGAGGCCGGACTTCTGACGGAAGACGGTGTTTTGTCATGGCCTGAAAAAGGCATTGTAAGCTCTAAGGAAAATTTACTGTGGAAGATTCCCCCTAAAGATCTTAACTGGGTGGACTATTCCCTGTTTGGTGGCACGGTGGCACTGTCCGTTCTGGGAGCAGGATTTATTGTTAATAATACGAGAAATGCCATTGCGGCGGGAGCCCCGATCCGCGCTGTCCGAAAACTGCTGGGCGAGCCAACCAAGGCGGAACTGAAAGCGATCTTATCAGGTATGAAATGGGTTGCTTGGAAAGGACCTAAGAAACTAGGAAAGGGTGTATGGGAAGCGATACAAAGCAAGACCAACAAGGAGACGAAAAACATCAGGAAGGCCATTGAGTTTATTATTTCAAAAGAGGGGTCAGAGAAAATTAAAAGGGATGAGGAGAAGTTTAATAAACTGGTGGCGGAGGAGCGCAAGGAAAACAAATACCAAAAAGAGCGGGAGGTTTTTTTCAAGAGCTATGTAAATAAGATGATGAACATTAAGTCAGACGAGCCTTCGGACGCTACCCTGTGGGAAGAGAAGCAGGACGAGAAGTTTGAGAACATCCCCAACTGGGTGAGGGAGATGGCGAAGGATGATGCAGATAAATATTTGGATTCCCTCGATGAGAAGGGCCATATTAAAAAGGAATCAACCCCAAAAGACTTCTATCCAGAGCTCTATTCTACTGATATATTCGGAAGCATGGGAAGCAGAATGGAAGAACCAAAAAAAATGTCCTTCGGCGGTGATCCGCTGGACGATGTCATGGTCAACACCGAGGAGATGATTCAAACGCCTCCAACGATTGATACGGCAAAGGACAGCATCTTCATGGACGATCAGAGCTATGAAGTGGCGCAGGCATCCATTTTCGGCAAGGTGCCAGGATGGGCGATTGCGGGCGTCGACAAGGTGGACGACTTGCTTCGTACAGGAGCGTCTGTTACCAACAGGATCAGGATCGGGGAAAAGGTCGCCGATGCGGCGGCTTCGTCAGGGGAAAAGATCAACAAGTTTTATTCCAACATAGAGGCCAAGCTCCTTGATCCGAGCGCCCCTAAAATATTTGAGCAACCGGCGGATCTGTTCAACTGGCTCAATGCCAAGGGCATTTCCAAGGCGGAGGTCGAGGACTACATGATTCCGCAACTGCTGGAGTCGATGAAGAAACTGGGACAGCCCCTTACCAAGGAAATGCTGCTGGAGAGAATCAAGGTGGCGCCAATTCGAAAGCTCGAGGCCAAGACATTCGGATTCAGGTCCGACAAGGTGGACGGCGAGCAGGCGACGGCAAAATACGGCGATCAACATATGGAGAAGGGATACATTCCTGGAAGCTACAGGGAGAACGTAGTCTATATTGATCCCAAGAACATTCCCAAGGACATCAAGGTGTACAAGCACAGCGTGCATGACTTCTTCCCGGCGAAAGACAAGTATGTGGTGGGATGGTCACGGCTGTCCGACCGTAATGCGATTATTCCGGCGGAAAAGGCCATTACCGATATTACTCAAAAAACGCAAACATTAGAAAAAAAGATTGATCGTCTCACCAACATCACGAATATGACGCCTGATGAGATGGCGACTAAGCATAATATCAGCAGGGAGCAGGCGGTAAAGAACATCGCCAATGCTGAGAAAGAAATAGCAAAGGCAGTCAAGCAGTTAGAGAATGTGGGCGTTCCATCAGGAGCGGCGCAGGGGGAAGACAAGATTATTGTAACCTTTGCCGATGAGATTCAGTCGGACATTCTGCAACAGTATGCAAAGCAACTGCAAAAGGTCAAAGAGGAATACAAGCTATTAACGGAAAGAGGCATCAAGCCCAGCGATCGGGGCGCCATTGAGCACGGACGCTACGGCGATGACGGTGTCAATATTAACACGGATACGGATGTGATGGCATTTTATGACAAGTACAAGAATCTGTTCCGTCCTGTCTTCAGGACGTCAAGTGAATTCATGAATCACATCAAGGATCTGCAAAAATCCCACAAGGTTTTTCAGGAACTGGCGGAGATCCGTCCAGGCATGCTGACGCCGCAAATGATGAGCAAGGTGAAGGAAGCAAGCGTAGCCCGTGACAAAGTCTTGTCCATTTTTGAGGAAGCGCAAGTGAGTCCAAAAGTTTTGGAAAAACTGTTTCCGAACGTTCCGTTCAAGGACCGTAAGCTTTGGGGAGATGCACTCGTGAAGAATGACCTGCATAATGCGGCCTATAGATTGTTCGTGGAAAAGGACGCGGCAGCGCCGACCTGGTACGCCATTTCGCCTGATGATTTAATTATTTCTCGGTACACTCAAAAAGGAAATGTGGCAACACCGTTCGCGGAGAGAACAAAGGATATGAAGGGAATTGGAACATCTGAATTTTACGGGGGACCGAATGCCAATACGCCGGACGGAAAGCATTTCACAAGCATTCTGGAACAAGCACTCAGACGTGCAGCGAATGCCAATAACAGTGAAGTGAAAATCATTAAGGTGGCCGTTGGAAACCCAACCAAGAAAAGCCGTATTGTTAGAGTCATTAGCACGGAGACGGGGAACACAGTAAAAGAATTCAAGGTAACAAGAACAGGCGGGGATGATGCACAAACACCATTGAACAATGCCATGAAAAAGGCACAAAAGTTTATAGAGGACTCACAATATGAAAACTTGGACATAAGGGCTGTTGAGATACCTTCGGGCTTTAAAACAGTGGATGCATATGCTATAAAGTTGACACCAGAGATGGTTTTGCCTAGTAAGACACATCTGGCAACAGGAGGCTACGTGCATAATAGTCCCCTTGTGCCCATGGAAGAAGTGATAGGAACATATGCCTACGGATAAAAGAATAAAATACGATCAGCCACAAACGGTGAATGATGAACTAATGATTCCACCCCGCGTAGGAGCGGAAGTGGAGCTCATTCCAGGAACGAATGAGGAAATCAATGTGGAAATGATGGAGGACGGATCAGCGGTTGTTGGCGAACAGAACATGCCAGGAGAAATGGCGTTTGATTCTAATCTTGCCGAATTTGTTGATGATAATGATCTTGGTGTTATTTCCAGTGACTTGATAGGAGCGTACAAGGATGATTTATCCTCGCGCAAAGACTGGTCGGAAACCTATACAAAAGGACTGGATCTTTTAGGACTTAAATATACAGAAAGAAGCCAACCCTTTCAGGGAGCAAGTGGTGTTACCCACCCTTTACTCGCTGAATCCGTAACACAGTTTCAAGCCCAATCGTATAAGGAATTACTTCCCGCGGGCGGACCCGTGCGGACGCAAATCATAGGAGAAATTACCAAGGAAAAAGAGGACCAGGCGCAACGCGTAAAAGATTTTATGAACTATCAAATTATGCATGTGATGGATGAATTTGATCCCGAGTTGGATCAAATGCTGTTTTACTTACCACTTAGCGGATCTACTTTTAAAAAAATTTATTTTGATGCAACGCTCGATAGGGCTGTTTCTAAATTCATTCCAGCGGATGATCTGGTGGTTCCCTACACAGCTACTGATATTGCAAGTTCACAGCGTGTAACGCATGTTCTAAAACGAAATGGCAATGAAGTTAAAAAACTTCAGGTAACAGGATTTTATCGCGACATTGATTTACAAATTTATGATGGAAAAGATGAAATAAAAGAAAAACAACGACAACTATCCGGTGTGAAGAAAATAAGTTATGCCGATGATCAATATACATTATTAGAAATTCATACGGACTTAGATCTCCCTGGATTTGAAAATGTCGATGGAATAAAACTTCCTTATGTTGTAACAATAGACGAGGGAAGTGGAAAAGTTTTATCTGTTTATCGAAATTATACGGAAAATGATGATCTTTTTAAAAAACAAGAATATTTTGTACACTATAAGTTTTTACCTGGCCTTGGGTTTTATGGCCTTGGTCTTATCCACATGCTCGGAGGTTTATCGAGAACTGCCACAACAGCCCTGCGTCAACTTATTGATGCCGGTACACTGGCCAATCTCCCGGCAGGATTTAAAGCTCGGGGTTTGCGAATCAGGGATGATGATTCACCCCTTCAGCCAGGAGAGTTCAGGGATGTAGATGCTCCAAGCGGAGATCTCAGAGCAGGATTAATTCCTCTTCCTTACAAGGGAGCGGATCAAACATTATTTCAACTTTTAGGATTTTGTGTTCAAACAGGAAAAGAATTTGCAACTGTAGCCGATCAAAAAATTGGCGATACGGTCGCTGCGAATGCACCTGTTGGGACTACGATGGCATTGATGGAACGCGGTATGCGCGTTATGTCCGCTATTCATAAAAGGTTGCATTATGCACAACGAATGGAATTCAAACTTCTCTCTAAAATATTTGCTGTGTCGTTGCCACCTCAATATCCTTATGAAGTAACTGGGGGTATTTCCGCAGTTAAGACAACAGATTTTGATGATCGCATAGACATTATTCCAGTTTCTGATCCAACTATTTTTTCAATGTCGCAACGTGTGACATTAGCACAAACTCAATTACAACTGGCGCAAGCCGCTCCTCAAATGCATAATATGTACGAGGCCTATCGTCGTATGTATCAAGCAATGGGAGTGCAAAACGTAGATGCTGTTTTACCTGTCCCTGTACCACCACAACCAATGGATCCAGGATTGGAAAATGGAAAAGCGTTAATGGGTGAAGCATTACAAGCATTTAGAATGCAGAATCATTTAGCTCATATTGATGCTCATCAAGGATTTTTTTCATCTAACTTAGTTAGAAATAATCCTCAAGCTATGATTATTTTGCAAAGTCATATGATGGAACATGTGGCATTACAAGCAAGAGAAGAGGTGGAACAGGAAATGAGAGAGGAAATTGAACAATTACAGCAAAAATTTGGTGGAGAAATACCGCAGGAAGAGCAAGTAAGTATTCAAGAGGTACTGGAATCTAAAATTGCAGAGAGAATTAGTGATATGACGGAAGAAATGATCACCGAAGAGCAAGCTGCAATAGAAAGTCAGTCGGGTGATCCACTCATTGATCTTAAACAACAAGAAATTAACTTGAAACAACAAGATATTCAACGCAAAACAATGGCTGATCAAGCAAAATTAGGGTTAGATCAAGAAAAACTTAATCAAACTGCTGAATTAACACAAGACAAGATTGAATCCCAAGAAGATATTGCTCAATTACGTGCAAATGTGAATTTGCAAACATCAAAAGCGAAACAAAGAGACAAAAAAATTGATCTTAAAGAAACTGAAATGCGGAATAGAAGAAAATAGTTGTAAAAATGTTAAATAAAGATAAAATTCAAGATATGAAAGACCAATTAACAGAAGCGGATAAAAAATTTCAGGTTTATATTGAAGGATTATCAGGTATTGTAGAAAAATCTTCACAGTTGCCCGAAGATCGTATATTATTAGCTAGTGCTATGATGAGCGTAGCAAAAGCGTTGTACATAGAAGCAGCTGGACCGGATCAGGGACAATGGTTTTTTGATCATAATGTCAGGGATCTTGTTCCGTTGATAAAACCAACAATACACTAGGAGAGTAGGATGGCAAACACTGGAAAAATGAATTTATTGGAAGAGGAAGGCCGTATCAGGTCTGAACCCCAAACTAAAAATGTAAAAGCCGAAGAAAAAAGAGTCGTCGGTGAAATTAAAAAATATGCTAAAGGTGGTGGCGTAGCGACAAGAGGATTTGGAGCAGTCAAACATGACTAACAAAATAAAAGCAGAAAAAGGACAGGTAGGAAACTGGCAACACAATAACAGGGATGTTGTTATTCTTTCAACAGCCTCGGTGGCTGATGAAAAAATTCCCGTGGTTGTCAAGAACCTGGGAAAAGGTCCGAAAGGACAGCGCAGCAAGATGCAGATTAAGAAAGTTGCGTTCAAAGGCGTTTTCTAGTAAATTAATTTCAATTTCAATAAAGGAGGTTCTATGAAACTCATTAAAGATCTTTGGGCTCACCTGAAGGAATGGAGTGACTGGGGTATGAAAGACTGGATTAAAGCCGGTATTGTTACCATTGTTGTTCTGTTTGTAATCTATAAGATGACTTCAGGAGGAGCGTAATACTGTGTTACAGCTATTAATTAAACCCTTGCTCGGCGTAGCCGGGCAAGCGGTTTCTGGTTTCATAGAAACCAAGAAAGCGAAAGCGGAGAACAAATTAACAGAAATAAAAGCTAATACGAAGTTGAAACAGCAGCAGATCGCTGGCGAAGTCTCGTGGGAGGCCTCAGCCGTTGATCAGATGAAAGGCAGCTGGAAAGACGAATTCGTTTTGCTTGCCCTGATGATTCCCGCAATTTTGGTCTTCATTCCAGGAATGACGGAGCACGTGGAACGGGGATTTGAGGCACTTCATAAATTGCCGGATTATTATAAGCACCTCTTATATTTGAGCTGCAGTGTCAGCATGGGCGTGAGAATGGCTCCAGGTGTTAAAGGATTATTTAAGAAAAAATGATCTCGCCTGAGAAATTCAG